TGGATCATTTTCAGCATGAATATATGGCTTCTTTCTCTGCCCCAGATTCTGGTGTATTTGCTCCAAACTTAATTTTAAGGGCGCAACAACCCTACTATTACGATCAGTGTTATCCTCAACTTGGCAGACAATACGCTATTGGGGTTGATTGGAACATTAATGCTGGTAACGAGATAGTAGTTACCGAATACGACCGCTTAAAGGACGTTTATAGGGTCGTAGAGGCCGTCAACGTTCCAAAGTCGGAGTGGACCCAGACAAAAGCTTTAGATAAGATTATTGAGCTTGTTAAGAAGTGGCAACCGTTTGCCCTCTACGTCGATGAAGGCAATGGCGGTACGCAAATAGAAGTTTTAAAAGAAACTTCATTAAAGTCAAAAGATAGAATTGTTTGTGGTATAAAAGATATTTTAACTTCTTATAACTTTTCTTCAAATATTGTAATTAAAGATCCAGAAACCCAGGAAATAAAAAAGAAGCCAGCAAAACCATTCTTAGTTCAAAACGCTGTAAGACGTTTTGAAGAAGGCGTTATAGAGCTGTCGGCAAACGATGCTATGTTAATTGAACAGCTAGGAAACTATATAGTAAAAAGAGTTTCTTCTAGCGGTAAGCCTATTTATGCAATGGACAAACAAGCTCTTGGAGACCACAGGCTCGATGCCTTCATGTTGTCTTTAGTTGCTTTTCGTCTTGAACTAGGGGAAGATGCTAGAAACTTTAATGCAGTTTCAGATGTAAACTTTGTAAGACCAACGCAAAATCCAAACTACGAGCAGTATGGTAGAGAAGGTAAAATGGGTGATGGTGTTATAGAAACCAAAAAAACTCAAGATGAAGACCAGTTTTCTAAAAACGTTGAGAACCAAACCAACATGCCTTATAATAGAGGTGGTATTATAAAAGGACAAAAGCCTAAGTCTCATGCGGTTATTGTTGGCAAGAGTATATTTGTTAGCCCAGAGACTCCAAGTCAAACTCTTACAAACAAAAGAATTTCTAGAAGATGGAGAAGATAATGAGTTTAAGTTTATACATAGACAGTTCTGAGAACACGCCGGTTGGTACCAGTCTGTCTGATTCTTACATTATAGGGCACAACAGGAGGACCAACCACCCTGTTGTTAAAAAAGTATTTGTTAGGAATGACAGTACAAGTCATTGGTATTCCGGAGTTAGCATTCAGTGTACTTCTACAAATATTAGTGTAGAAGGTAATGATGGTTTCGGTATTAAGTTTTACAACGGTGAGCTTGAGCCAACCGAGCGCCAGTGGAATCAGCTTGACTACAACTATCCAGCAAAGTTTAATAACATTGGAACTAGCGGTAGCTTTGACACTTCTTTTGATAACTTTTTTTGGATGCGTGTAGAAGTAGCTTCAACCGTTGATGTTGCAAGATATGATGGTAACTTTTTAATATCCTTTACAGAGCACAGTGTTTAATGCCTATAAATGAAACAGACCTTAGAATATTAAATCAAGATTTTCCAGATACTTTCAAAACTATTCCGGACTATCTAAGCCAAAACAAAACTTACCAAGAGCAAGTTCTTCCGCCTGAAATTGGTGAGCCAGTTCAAGAAGAAGAAGAGACTAAAGTTGCTTTAATTAAAAAAGAAAAAAAAAGAATTCTTGAAGCACAGCAAAGTATTAGTGGAATTAAAAAAATTATAGAACAAAAGTATGGCGAAGGTCTTTCTGTTGAATTAACTCCCGAAGACAATGAAGTTCAAGCCGCTATGTATAATATTTTTCAAGTAGAAGATGCTAGTGAAATTACTTTTGAGCAATACAAGCAAGCTCTAGAAAGATTTAATAATTTAAGCGAAAATTTCCAACAGGAAGCTATTGATGAAAATTTTAAGTAAAGAAGAGTTATTTAAATCCATAGATGGGTTTAAAAAAGATGAAGAAGATAGGCTTTTTGAGTTGTTTGTAAAAATGCTGCCATTTTTTATTGAATCAATTACAAGCCCAGAGATAAAAGAGATAAAAGAAGACTTGCAAAAAACTTATTTTGAAAACCTCTCTATAATTGAAAAAAACAAAAAAAATAGAGAAAATATTACAGTGAAGTTTACATGAAAATAAATGTAAGAGAATTAAATGATCTTAGTTTGATTATTACAGCGTTTGAGTCTAAGTTAAAGCCCGGTCAGGCTCCAGTTAGAAGTTACCGACTAATGGATACCGCTGAAAAGTTAAATAAAAAGAATTTTGATTTGGTTGACTTTAGTAGTGCTAAAGATGCTATTACTAAGTTTAACAAAGACTTTGAAGAGTCTAAAGCGGGTCAACAGATCAATGAGATTAATAAGCTTATTTCAGATTTTTATTCGCCAAAAAAAAATAGCACTTTTAAAACTCAAGTTGGTGATATTGGTTTAAATATTCAAGGAACTTTAGGTAAGATTCTCACCGCTGCAGATGCCGGTGAAGCTGCGAAAGGAGTTATTCAAGACTGTTTACCTTGTGATTTGAGGTTTGAAGGTTTTAAGCTTGAGCCAGCAACTTCTTTTTTAAAAAACATAATATCTCAGCTTGAAAATTTAATTAATTTAAATATTTCTTTTGCAAACAATCTGTTAAATACAAACTTATCCGATGTTGAGTTTTGTGCAACTTTTGATTTATTTGATTTTAATTGTCTTCCAGATATTAGTGCTATTATACTTGCCCTAAAAAGAGATATAGATATTAGCTTTAAGATTCCTGCATTTAAACTGCCAAGTCCAGGCGATCTTATATCGCTGGCGCTAACACCGCTATTTTCTATAATGTCTTCTTTAGCAGCAAGTTATGGCGGACTTATAGTCAACCCAATTGACTGTGTTTTAAATTCAATAGACAACCAAATAGGAAAACTGACAAATCATATTAAAGATACAAAAGATAAGATTAATCTTAAGTTTGGTCTTGAATTTGGTGGAGTTCAACTTGCTGGAGACAAAGGAATTTCTACTGCAGCATCTATGTTTGATGTAAATACTAGAGAGTCAAAAGATACCAACCTTATTGAAAGTTATAAAAAGCAGTTTTTAGACAAACAAATTGACGCTAAAGCGGCCATTGAATACTTAAAGAAAACGCTAAAGCCTTTAGATGATGCAAGGAAATTTTTAAGGAGCCTGCGAGAGAAACTTTTAGAGGCAAAGCGATCTGTACTAAATTGGCTTAATCAATACCAACAAAGATATGCTGCAATATCTAACAATCTTTTTTCATCTATTTTTAACGTTGTAAACCAAACTATTAGCTTGGTTTCTAAGTTTGTAAGTTTTTCTATTATGGTGATTACCTATGCGACTATTTTAGAAAGACTTAAAGGTTGCGAAAAAAGTGAGCTTGCAAATCAAAAAGAATCTATAGCAAAAAAATCCTTGCAGATTTTTGCAGAAAACAACAAAGCTGTTGCAAAAGACTTAGACTTAGATAACTTTGTCTATACAAATACGGTTAAACTAACTCCACAAGAAAGCAGTATTCTTGGTTTGCGGCCAAAAAGCTCTGACTCTCTTCCAACTTCCGAAGTTGATATTTTGTTAGAATTTAAAAAGGAATTTGATTTTAATACTTGCAAAAACAAAGTATTTAACAACACTTTTTACAATATAGATGAGTTTTTGACCAATGAATAAAAAAAGAAAAAAGCCTCTAAGGGATGCGCAATTTATAGATCCAGAAGCTCCGGTTTACAACAATGAGTCGCCAGACGTTAAGGTTAAAGTTGTAGGGCATGGTGATGATCTTGCCCTAAAGCATGTATATGATCGCTCTTTGGCTAGAAGTTTTAACAAGCGCAACCTTAAAAATAAACCGCTTGTTCATCCAGTTGACTACGATGAAGCTTCTTCTGGCTTTAACCTTGTAGGTTCTTTTGAAGCACCCCTTTACAACTTTGCAGAAATTATTGCTGTGATTCATACTGAGGCTTTAGTGGCAAGAGCCTTTGGTAGGCAAAAAATTCTTGGACTAAAACATGGCTTTGTTTTTGTTGGAAAAAACAAAAAGATTGTTGACTATATTAAAAAGCGTCTACAAATGATTTGCTTTAGAAGCAATACAACAGTGTATGGCTTAGTAAATGCAATGATGACTGATATTATTCAATTTAGCAATCACTTTAGCGTACTTGTTAGAAGTGCAAAACATAGTGAAGGAGCCCCTTATAAGCTGGGCGGAAAAACCTACCAGCCAATAGCTGGCATTTTTCCAGTTGCAATAAATACACTTCGCTTTAAAAAAGATATTCGTGGCAGAATGGAAAAAATCAAACAAGGATCTCTCTCTAACGGCTTAAATAGACCTAGAGATAGAAATAAAGAGTTTGGGTTAGACGAGTTTATCCATTTTAAAACTTGGGCCTCTCCAGGTACAAACCTAGGAGTTCCTATTTTGGTACCAGTTTTTGACGATATTATCACCCTTCGAAGAACTGAAGAAAAGGCTGAAATACAACTACACAGGCATTTAAATCCATTAATGAGCTATCAGGTAGGTACTGAAAACAATCCTGCTAGAGAGTATCCTCCCAGTGAAATGCACCCCGGTGGATACAACGAAGTTGTTGATGTCAGCGATAAAATTGCCTACCTTCCCTCAGAAGGAGCAATTGTTCACCCAGAAAGGCACAAGATTGAACTTTTGAGTGCTAAGCTAAACCAGTTGTCTCCAATGGAACAGCTTGAGTATTTCAAAAAAAGAGTTCTTGGTGGACTGATGATTTCTGGTTTAGATATTGGCGAAGGCGACACGTCAAACAGAAGTACTAGCGATACTCTCTCTAAGACTATTATTGATCTTGTTAAATATTACCAACAAGAAATAGCTGAGCAGTTTAAGCATAATATTATTATGCCCCTTTTAAGAGAGAGTACTTTTTTTAACTCTGAAGATGAGTTAATGCTAGAAGAAAATCAAGTTGAACTTCAGTTTACTGAAATTGACTTTGACTCTTTAATAAAAAAAGAAAATCATTTTGCCAATATTTTTTCAAAAAATATGATAACCCACGATGAAGCCCGAACCAAGACTGGCTTTGATCCACTTTCCGATGAAGATTTAGAAAAAACTCAATATCATCTTTTTCCAAAAACTAAGCAAGATAATGCAGTTGAAAATAATGATATGCCAACAAACCAACACGGAACAAAGATGGCACCAACTACAAGAACCTCTTCTATGATTCTAGATAGTTTTAGTAACCCAGTTTCTAATCCCAGCGGAACGCTTTCTAGCACTTGGTTTGACCTAGTAAATCATCCACAACTTCATTCCTTTGGAAAACAAAGAATGAAGTCTTTTGTAAAAATTGCTATGGATGCTGCAATTCATCAATATTCAAATCAACTACAAAGCTCTTTTGCTCAAGGTATTGTTGATGTTTTAAATGAATCTGAAGATGTAAGCTTCGATTTTCAAATAGACTATGATTTTAGAGTTGACGAAGGCAAGAGAGTCGTCACAAAACTAGTTGACAATTTGATTAATGGGCTGTTTACTGCTTATGACAAGCTTGATGCGAATATCAGGGACTTAATGATGAATAAGTTTTCTAGAATTAAAATGATTGACACTAACGAATCTGCTAGAATGTATAATTATGGTAGAGCAGTTGCTTATGCAAAGTTAGGTTTTTCTAATTTAAAATTACAAAATTTAAATGAATCGCCTTGTGAGCCTTGTAAAGATTCTGCTAAAAATTATAAATTGAATTTAAGATTTTTAGATTATAGTATGATGCCACCTCATTCACATCCAAACGCTAATCAAAAAGTTATAGGTATTAAGTAATGGATATAAACAAACAAAAAAGTCAAATTATTCAAGTTCAAATAGACCCTGGTTTATTTAGAGACTTAGCCTTTGACAAAGCTAACGGTAGCAAAAATAGCGAAGGTGGTCTTATTGTTCTTGATAATGCTGATTCCAAAAAACGAATATTAAAAGTTAAAGCGCCAGCCACACATGCTGGTCGCGTAACTTTAAATGATGCACTTTATCAACCTAGAAGAATGCGCCAAGCAGTCTCTTCTTTTACCAACCCCTACAATTTACCAATTCTTATAAACCACAACGTCAAAGAAGATGCTATTGGCAGAGTTAAATCTGCCTGGTATGAAGACTATGATATGGCTCAATATGGCTTTCGAGGAGTTGATTTTAGCCAGCTAAGCCATAGAGAGTTTTTTAAAGTTCTTAAAAGATTTATTGAAGATGGTGTTTTAGAAGATCGTAGTTTTAAGGGCATGGGTCACGCTGGAATTGAATTTCATGTAACTGACCAAATGGCTATTGAAAAGTTTATGGACGAGCGTTATTTTAACCTTTCTATTCGCGCAGTAACAGATAGGCTTCTGTCTCCTTTAAATGGAAAAGAAATGCGTAGCTGGTGGGAAGAAGAGGAGGAAGATGACAGGGACTCTATGTCAGAAGTGCCTTTTGTCGTTCTTGACAATATGACCTTTAAAGAAACTTCTGTTGTCAATATTCCTGGAGACGAATTGGCTTTTCCAGAAAGCATGGAATTAGTTTTTAGTGATTCTGCAATTCAACAAAGAAAAGAAAAACTTCACAAAGATAACCATCAAGATAAATATGATAAGATAGTTGTTGATGGTTATTATGAAGTTGATTATAAAAAGACTGATACATCTGCAGTTATGCCGCAAGCTGCAGAAACAAATATAGAACCTTCAAATAATGAAAATGAGGATAATTCAATTCAAATGAAAAGATTGAAAAAAGACTTTACCGCACAGGATTTCTACGATCTTTATAACGAAAAGTTAAAAGAAAAGGGCGTAGAAGATTCTGAGCAGTTTGAGCTAACCGATGAAAGTGTACTTAAAATTGGTGGCAAAAACTTTGCTGGTCCAAAGAGTACTTTTCCAGTTGATTCCAAAGTTGCTTATGAGATTTCAAAAGAAATTCTCGACGAAGCAGAAGATATGTCAGCTGCAACCAAGCAATTAATTTCTAAAATTTTAGATAGCAAATCTTCTAAGTTTGCACCCGCAACTTCTAGCAATACTTTTAGCCTAGAAACTTTTGATTCTATTAAGGGAGATCTTTCTGCATTTGATTTTGCAAATATTGCAGAGTCGGTTTGTTCTGAAATCAAAGAAAGAGAACTTGATAGTTCTGTTATTCCATCTTTAGAGCACTTTCAAGTTGCAGATGCAAAATCTGCAACCAAAGTTGTTTCTTTAGAGTCAGAAAACCAAAAGCTAACTGCTAATTTAAAAGACCTAGAAGAGCAACTAGATTCTTCTGCAAAAGACAGAAGACTTGCAGTTGTTACCGCTAGAAACTTGTTAGATGTTTTTGTTGATAATTTAAAAATTGAAACTTACGAAGATGTTATAAAAGATAGTAGGGAAGACAAAACCGTCGAAGCACTTATATCTGAAATTCAAGAAATTTTTAAAGATGAAGCCAAACTAGACAAGATTAAATCAGTTATTGATGGTTTTTCTGGCGATTCTGCTAGTGAAGAGCTTCTCGAAAATCCCCTTGATGTTGATTCTGGAGATGGTGGAGCGCCTACCGTATTAGATCAAATTAAAGAGCAATTTGTTTCTTTGAAAGATAGCGGTAAAGGCGAAAGCTTTTTAGACAGTATGGTTGCGATTGGTGAAATCACCATCGAACAAAAAGAAGTAATCCTCAATGGATAATTAATAGATTTTATAGATTATAAGGAGAATTCAAAAAATGGCAGATTTCAAGATTTGGACAACAGATGGTCATTTAGTACCTGATCCAATGCACAGTGAGTCTCAAAGGCCTCATATGGAAAATGCGTTGCCAGCTGCATGGCTGCCAACCGCCGACGGTCTTTACGATGCTTCTATTGAAGAATATATTACTGTTCTTCCCGGTAAAGCTGTTGCTAAAACCAGACAAAATGACCTAGTTCCCGCTGGTCTTCTAAAGAAGTATCAAGCTGCTGCTGGTGGCGATACCGTACTAGAATACAGCACCGTTGATAGAGATCACAAAGTTACTAACTTGGTAACTGGTACTTATGTTACTGCTGCAGTAAGTTACACCAAAGATCAAGTTGAAACAGCTTTGAGAAATCTTAACGTGCTTCAAAGTACAGA